TTCGATACGCTGCGGTTGTACGCAGTGCCGCCGGTGTAGAGGCCCGTCAGGTTGCCGCCCGTGCCGTCGCCGTTGAGGATCTGATCTTCCTCTTTCAGCTTCAGGCCGTACATCAGGCGCATGTTGATGTAATCGGCGATGCCTTTGGCATCAGCCAGGAGCTGGCGCGACACAGGAAGGAAGTGCGCCATCGTGATGACGGCCGCATTGGAGAGCGTGAACGCCATGGCGGACTCGTTCTTCAACACGTTTTCACGGTCGTTCGGCGAACTGAACTGCGGGCCGGCGTTGTTGGTGAACGTCGACTCGCTAGCGAACTCGACCAGGTTGCTGTCGGTGCGCAACTGGGGGCACAGGTCGCGGATCGTCAGGCGGCGCTGGCCGGCGAAGATGATTCCGGACACGCGCTCGTTGACCACCAGCGGCTGCGGGTTCGTGCCGCCGACTGCCACGTTGAGCAGCGCGGTTTTGTGCGCGTTGCCGACCACCACCGCATCGCTGTCGCCGCGGAACTGCTTCTTCGCAAGCGCCTTGTAGCTGTCGCTTTCCGTGAAGAGCTCTCCGGCCGACTTTTGACGCTCGGGGCCTTCACCACCCGGGCGCTTCGCGAGTTTCTGCTCGACTTCGGTAAGCTGCACCTTGAACGCTTTGACGGCGTCCTGCGCTGCCTTGGCTTCGGTGGAAACCTCGGTCAGCTTTTCGTTCGTTTTACCGGTAATCGTTTCGAACTTGGCGACTTCGGCTCGACCTTTTTCGATGACCTCCGCCATCTCGCCGCTCTTCTTGGTGAGAGACTCGGTCAGATCCTTCATTTTCTTGACGTCTTCTGGCGAGATGAGCTGCGTGTCGAGAATCACGCCGGCCATGCTGGCAGCCATGGCGGTTTGCGCATCGATGACGCCGAACAGACTGGCGCCGACCAGGATCGTGACGAGCAGAAGCTGAGCGCCGTGCGCTCGCATGTAATTTTTCATGATTTCCTTAGAATTTGGAGATTTCAAAGGCCGCTAGACCGCCGGCCGCATCGATGAGCTCCTTGACTGACGCATCGCCCCCAGCATCCCGCTGGCGTTGCAGTGCCTTCCATCCGCCGGAAGCGAGCGACTTCGCGGCGGCACGCGAGAACCCTGCATCCCGCAGGTGTTCTTCGAATTCTCTTTCGCTGGTGATGAGGCCCGCGCTTTTCGCTTCTTCGATCTTCGCGAGCGGGTTCATGCCGAACGTGACGGCGCTGATCTCGTAGAGCTTCAGCGCTTTCAAAAGGCGAATGCCGGATTCCTTGATCTCCGCACCGCCGGGCAGCACGTCGTAACCGATCGACATCCCCTGCAGGCTGCCGGCCTTCATGTGCGCGTTGGCGGTGCGCGCCTGGGGATCTTCCATCACCAGGTGGCCCTCGAATGAGAGGCCCTTGTCGTCCTGCTTGACGTCGGCGACGCCGATCGGCTGCCGCGTCATGTGCTGCCAGAGCACGATCACCTTGCCGGCGGTGTTGGTGACGATGTCCTTGAACGCGCCGCGCTCGACGATGTCGCCGCCGAGATCGACATTGCCGAAAATGCTCGCATAGCCGCTAAACGTGCCGGCATCGCCCGCGGACTTGTATTCAGCAGGCACATTGAGATATTTCATGGGCGACCTCTAGCTTGAGAAAATTGAATGAACCTTGGCGGGCGGCGCAGCCGGCGGCGTGCCCTGGTTCGCCATCAGGAGCTTCATCAGCGCGTCGATCGGGGCCATATTCGACTGGACGGTGTATTCGTCCATGCCGCTGCCCTCGACGCGGTTCATGTTCTCGAGCGCGCGGATTTCGTTCCGGTTGTAGACGCCGTTCTGCAGCATCTTCGAGTAAAAATCGCCGCGCGCTGCGCTGTCGGCGCGCAGCAGTCCTTCCATGTTGAACTTGACGAAGTATTTCGCGCGGTCCTTCACCGGCAGCAGCCAGCGCCGCGCACTACGCTCCAGACGCACGAGATACGGCTGCAGCGTGTAGATGCCAAACTCCATGCCGCTGTGTTCGATGTTGTTATCCGTCGCGCGGTCCATTTTCATGACCATGTGCGGCGGCACGCGCCAGGTGCGGCAGATCTCCTCGACCTGCATCCCGCGCGAGAGCATGAATTGCGCGTCTTCGAGCGGCATCATGTTCGAGGTGAACGTCATGCCGCCTTCCGCGAGGAACAGCTTGTGCGCGTTTTCCCGGCCCTCGTATTTTTCCGCGAGGATTTTCTTGGCCGCGGCGCGCTGTTTGTCGTCGAGCCAATCGGGCACCGTGACGATGCCGCTCGAGCGCGCGCCCTGGGCGAAAAACCGCGCATTGAAGTCCTCGAGCGCCAAACCGAGGCCGATGGCCTCGCGCATCATCGCGATCGGCGAGAAGCCGATCAGGCCGTTCGCACCGAAACCTTTCACGTGCCAGATTTTTTCCTGCGGATACACTTCCCACTTGCCACGGTCGAGCACTTTGTAGCTGATCGTGCCGGCGCTATCACGCTGCGGAATCACCATCGCCGACGTGAGCGGATACAGCGAGCTCGGACTGCCGTCGTCGCGATTCTCTCGGAACGAGTAGCCGTTACCATTGAGCGCCAGGTTCACGACCTTGGCCTCTTTCAGCTCGACGTCGGTCATGTCGCTGTTCGGCGAATCGGTCAGAAGCATCGACAGGTCGTGGTCGATCTTCCTCGAGTTGCCCTTGCCGTCGCTCTCGTACACCGCCCACGGCAGCATGCCGACCGACTCCGCAAGGATGCGCACGCACGACCACACTGCAGACATCTGCATCGCCGAATCAGCGTCGACGGTAATGCTCGATTTCGTGCGGCCGCCTCCGAATAATTTCAGCCAGGCGTCGATCGCGAGGCCGCCCCAGGAGCTGCTGTCCGCCGGCGCAGACTTGCGCGCGAACGATCCGATCATCTTTTGGAAGAGGTTCATGCGCTAACGGGATCCCTGAGAAAGTCGTTGATGCTGCCTTTGGGCGGGCTGAAGACCATCGAGCGCGCGGTGGCGATGATCATCGCGACAGCGGGATCGGTCTTTTTCGACTTCGATGCGGGCTTGCGCGGGAACCAGTTGTCGTTCTGATCCGGTTTGTTCGTGACGTTACTAACCGCCCAGGCCGCGACGGGATCGCCGTTGTGGTGCAGTAGGCCCTCGCGCAGCAGTCCGTCGATCCACTTCATCGGCGCCGACAGGTAGCGCGCCTGCAGCGGGACCGTCAACACGCGTTCTTCGCCGTCCGGGCGGTGCCCGAGCGCCGCCTGCAGCGCACCGATGATGCCAGGCGCACCCCACGGATCAAACGCAGCCTCGCGAATCGGGTAGAGCTTGTCGTCGGCGAGGATGTCCCGCTCGATGCGGTCCTGGTCGATCATGCTGCCGGAAGTCGCGACCAGCCAGCCGGCTTTGTGCCAGCCCTGGTAATGCCGGTTTTCCGGCTCTTCGATACGCGTTTCAGGTAGGTAGTGCGTCCAGAAAAAATACCAATGTTCGCGCGCGTCGATCGTGCGGCGAAAAATCTTGCAGCGCGACGCGATGTCTGTCGTATTCGCGAGATCGATGCCCTCGATGCATTGCTGGCCGCGGAAATCTTCGAGCTTGAGCGACTTGTCGCCGGCGGCCTTCCACGCCTGCATCGGCAGCCAGGGCGACGCCGACGCCACCCAGATGTTCAGGTGCTTGGTCTGGAACGTCGCCTGCTTACGCGGATCGCGGATCGCATCACGCAGCGCGGCGAGCAGGAATTCACCGTCGAGCGACACGCCGTAGTTCGGATTCGCTTTGATCAGCGCTTCCTCGGTCGTCCAGTCTTCCGGCTTACCGTCCTCGTCGATATCGATCGTGAAGATGATGCCGAAGCGCTGGTCGTCGTCGATCAGGCCTTCGAGGATCTGCTGCAGCTCCTCCTGGTGGGCGTAGCACGGGCCGGAGATGTCGTCGCCGGCGGTGGTGATGACCAGCATCAGCGGCTGCGAACGCGCGCCCATGCCGGTCTTCATGGTGTCGTACAGATATTCGGTGACGTGCTGGTGATACTCGTCGACGATCGCGCAGCTCGGCGAGGCACCGTCGCCAGGCTTGCCGATCACCGGCTCGAATTTGCAGTTCGTCTCCTCGATCGAGATGTTCGATTCGCGCACCGTAATGCCGAACCGCGTGAGCAGATCCGGCGTGCGGCGCGCCATCAACTTCGCAGGCTCGAAAACCTCGTAGGCCTGGTCTTCCGAGGTGGCGCCGCTGTAGATCTCGGACCCGAACTCGCCGTCCGCGGCGAACATGTAGAGGCCGATCCCGGCCGCCATCGTCGATTTCGAATTCTTGCGCGGCACGTAAAGGTCCGCATAGCGGAAGCGCCGGCGTTTGGTCTCGCGATTGATCCAGCCGAAGATCGACGCGACGATGAAAATCTGCCACGGCTGCAGCTGGATGCGCTCGCCGCGCGCGGCCCAGTCGCCCTTGATGTGCGGCAGCAGCTCGATGAAGTAGCACGCGCGATCGGCCGGCCGGTATTTCTTGCCCTCGGCGGTCTCGAGCTCAGGATTCCATGTGTAGCGCCCACCTGCGGCGTCGCGGTCGAGATCGTTGAGGTGTCGCTGCGCCGCCAGGCGAACCCAGCGGCAGACCAGGATGCGCCCGTCGACGACGTCGCGCGCGTACTGCGTCGCGATCGCGGCGTAATCTTTCATAGGCGGTCAAAGTGCGTTGAAGCCCTCCTTGGGCGCGGCGATGCCGGGAAGGCTGAGTTGATTGCTGCTCGGTGTGACGCGGCCGCGCGCGCTGGGGTTCATGCCGAACGACGCCAGGAACTTGTCCAGCATTAGCGCGTGCTTGTTGCGCATGACCCAGTGGTGGCTGTAAGCCCAGTGCCCGTTCGGCGTGGGCACAACCGTCCCGTCGCCGCCCGTATAGGGCACGCCGGCGTTCTCAGGCTTCACTTCCCACTCGGCGCGCTTCGCGTCGGCAATTCTCACCGCGCGCTGGAGCATGTTCTCGTGATGCACGAGCCACGCCCATTCCTGGCACACCAGCGACAGCGCCGCCTGGTCGATCTTCGCGATCAGACCCAGCTGCTCGAGCTCGGGCGTCAGGCGCTTCCAGAATTTACGCGCCTCGGGCAGCAGATGTTTCGGGATGCCCGGGATCTCGATCGCCGGCTCGACCAGGCCGCTATCGTTCAGCGGTCGCTTGCCCGGATTCCCGTGCAACTTATGCACATTCGCCGGCAGCGGCTTCGGCCCACGTTGTCCCATATCGATACCCCCACCTTGCGATACCACCCCTCCCCCAAAACCTGCGGCGAAAAAAATGGAGC